TTTTAACAGTTCGTTAAGATAGTTTAACAAACGCATAAAGATGCGCCATCGCCTTAGAAATCGCATATTTATGCATAATAAGCGACACCGCCACAGATGCAGCAGAAGCCACAGATGCAGCAGAAGCCACAGATGCATCAGAAGCCACAGTCCGCCACGATGTCGCCACGTATGTAACGTTGTTACATACTATATAATCGCCACAGGAGCCCAATAAGCCACCTACAGGGCGTTAAAAAAGACCCCGTGGGCAACAACACCTCACAGGGTCTTACAAGGGCACAGGGCTTATTCTATAAGGTGAAGCCGAAAAGCGCAAAAACAGAGAAAAAAAGAAAAAATCGCCAATTAAGACTTTTTAACAAAAATAATTTGGTGGGTTCAAAAAATCGCCGTATCTTTGCAGCGTGATTCAGAAATTAAGTTTAATTTAAAATTAGGTAATATGGATAGAGAAAACAAAGAAAAGGCACTTTTGAAAGTGTTTCAAAGTCTTTGCAAATCTTGTGACGATATGGATTTCGTTGCAAAAGACTTGACCGATGAGAAAAAAGATTTGCTGATTGCCATAAACAATACGGTCTTCGATGCAAGACATGTGGTAGCTGATGTTCTGATTCAGGACAAGAAAGACGACCTGTTGTTGGAACAGTTACAGAAAGAGTTTCAAATCGTTCTTGACTTCTTGTCAGAAAATAGACTGATGAGCAAGTTCATAGAACACAAAAGTAAGTACAATGACTAAAAAAGAAAAGATTGAGGTGGTGGAATCCACCTGTGCAGTTATCCTTTGGATGGTTATCTGCTTTGTAGTAATTAGCGTCTTTGGTTCTTGTACCACTTCACAGAATGTGGAAGCAAAAGGGCGCACAGTAATAGTAACAACGGACACCACCGTAGTAAATCACGGTGGCTACATTAAGTTTCAAAAGTGATGGAAGAAAGAAACGATTATCAAGAAAACCTGTTTAACGCTTTGACTGCACTTAATGGTCTTTTGCAGACCAAAGAAATGTGCAGCGATGACAAAGCCGTTATCAAGGTGAACAGATTCAGAAAGTGGTTGATTGACCGAATCGAATCTGAAAAGGTGAGTGAATAACAGTTTATAATAAGTTTAACATTTAAATTTTATCAATTATGTTTAGTTTCAGTAACACATTCAACAAGACTTCTTTTGGTATTGACACCAAGGATTATGAGTACATCAAGTTAGCAGACGTGGCAAAGGGTTCTTCACCTGATGAGATTCACCCTATCAACGGTCTGTACGTTCACGGTTCTGCTTTGGGTGATTCACCTGTAGTTATTGACGTACAGGCAAAGAAGTTGGTAAATATGCCTAAGCACTTGGGCGAAACATTCCGTGAGATTCTCGCAAACACAGAAGCAGTACAGGCTATCAAGGATGGTAAGGTAGGTTACACCATCTACACTTACGAGTCACATGCAAAGACATGTTACGGTATCAACTTCGTTGACATCAACAAGTAGTATTGAAGTTTCACACATGGGCACGCTTATTCTTTAGGTGTGCCCTTTAATTTTAAGTAGTTATGGGCATGAATCCTATAGGCTTTAGCGGAAGAACGTTTTCTTTCAACAAAGCTGTAATAAAGCAGCGAATCATTGAAGCAAAGATGAGTTCGCCAGAGTACAGGGCTGAGATAAGAAGAATCTTTCAACAGGCTAACAGACGTATTCAGAACATCGAATCAAAGGGACTTGTATCTCCAGCAGTTATGGCGTTGAACAAGGGCGACATCAAGGGCTTTACGAAATTTTCGATGAAGCACAGTTGGGAAGACCTTAAAGCCGAATATGCAAAGGCTGTGGGATTCTTACGACAGCCTACATCGACCGCAACAGGTGTGAGAGAGTACAACAAGCACCTGATGGATGCCTACGACCTGACAGAAGACGAGTTCGACCTGATGGCACAGAAGATACAGGACAAGTTCTTGTCTGTGTCTGATGAAAACTTCGTGGAACAGTACTTGATGAGATACAAGGATTTCACAGGTGAACTTGAAACAGAAGCAGCAGACGTTTCAGACCAAATAGAAACAGACGCTGCTAGGTTGGAACAGGCTATCGAACAGGATTTGGAAAAAGACGCTCAAAATGTGTTGGACTATGCCAACAGTATTAAAAGCGGAATAATGAGTACTTTAAAGAAATTTGGTCTATAATGAAAAAGAAAAAGAATTTTTGTTTGCACGGTGAAGTCTATTCACCCCAAGAAATAATAACCGTCCTTAACTTGGCGGTTGATGAATCCTGTTTGCGTGGAAACAACAAGAAACAAAAGTTCTTTGACATTCCTGTATGCTTCGACATCGAAACCACTTCTTTTTACAAGAACGGTGACGAATACCTGTCTTATGAGCAGTACACCAAATTAGGCGTGAAGTTGGAAAAGTGTTCCTGTATGTATGTTTGGCAATTTGGAATAAACGGCTATTGTATAGTCGGGCGTACTTGGGAAGAATTTACAGAAATGATGGAAACGATTTCCGAGTATTTGCAGCTATCAGAAAACAGGCGTTTGATTGTGTACGTTCATAACTTGGCGTATGAGTTCCAATTTATCAGACAACGTTTCACGTGGAACAAAGTCTTTTCAATAGACCTAAGAAAACCGATTTACGCCATCACAGAATCGGGTATCGAATTTCGTTGCAGCTATCTTTTGTCGGGCTATTCCTTGGCAAAGTTGGGTGGTCAACTTATGAAGTACAAATGCGAAAAGATGGTGGGCGACCTTGATTATTCCCTGTTGCGTCACAGTAAGACACCGCTAACAGAAAAAGAAATGGGCTATTGCCTTAATGACGTTAAAGTGGTGATGTGCTACATACAGGAAATGATAGAACGTTACAAGGGAATCACACATTTGCCGATTACCAAAACAGGCTTTGTAAGAAAGTACTGTCGCAAACATTGTCTGTACTGTGAAGACGAGTTCGGGAAGACCGTGCAAAATTGGTCTTACATAAACACGATTCACGACCTAAACATAAGCGGTGTTGACGAGTTCAACACGTTGCAAAGGGCTTTTAGTGGTGGCTTTACGCACGCAAATGCGAACCACACGGACGATGTTATGACAAACGTCAGCAGTTACGATTTCACAAGCAGTTATCCTTATGTGATGGTAGCAGAACAGTTTCCGATGAGTTCGGGCGTACACATACAGGTAAAAAGCAAAAAGCAGTTTGAGTTTTTCCTGTCTGCATACTGTTGTGTCTTCGACATCGAATTTACAAAGATAATGAGTTCACAGGTACAGGACACGCCCTTGTCTGTTTCCAAATGCTTCTACAAAGAAAACGTGGTGGAAAATAACGGTCGTGTCTTTTCGGCTGACAAGGTGGTGACTACCATCACGAATGTTGACTATAACGTGTTTAAAATGTTCTACACTTGGGAAGACGAAAAGGTGGTGGATATGTGGTGTTATAAAAAGGCGTATTTGCCCACAGAGTTCGTAAAGTCTATTCTTCACCTGTACGCCAACAAGACAACTTTAAAGGGTGTAAAAGGAAAAGAAGTGGAATATTTAAATTCCAAGGAAATGTTAAACAGTTGTTACGGTATGTGTGTGACGAATCCACTACGTGATGAATTTACTTATAACGGTGACTGGGACGTAACACACCTAACATCGGACAAGATAAACGAGACCTTGGTTAAGTACAACGATAGCAGAAACCGTTTCCTGTTTTACCCTTGGGGTGTGTTTGTAACCGCTTATGCAAGAAGAAACCTGTTTACAGGAATTTACGAATGTGGTGACGATTACATATATTCGGACACCGATTCAGTCAAACTACAGAACGGTGAAGCACACGCACAGTACTTCAAAGAATATAATACGATGGTGGAATATAAACTCAGACAGGCTGCAAAATATCATAAGATAGACTTTGAACTGTTTGAGCCAAAGACCATAAAGGGCGTTAACAAGTTGATGGGCGTTTGGGACTTTGAGGGTGTTTACAGTCGGTTCAAGACACTTGGTGCAAAACGTTATATGGTTGAAGAAGAAGACGCTTTGACCGTTGGCGGTAAAAGTTACCCTGTATCTCTGACAGTAAGCGGTGTGAACAAGAAAAGCGCTATTCCGTGGTTACTTGAAACTTACGGACAGGACGGAATCTTTGAAGCATTCACAAACTATTTGGCGATACCGCCACAGGCTACAGGCAAGAATATCCACACGTATATTGACTATGAGCAACAGGGCGTGTTAACTGACTACAGGGGCGAACAGGGCGAATTTCACGAACTTTCGGGCGTACATCTTGAAGCCACAGGTTATTCACTTTCGTTGTCTGTTATGTATTTAAACTTTTTAATGGGAATCAAATTTAAAGATTAAAGATATGTTTGGAAAAAAGAGTAAAAAGCCACAGTATTACAGTTTATCAGCTATTCTTGAAAAGAATGCTGATTACAACATCATTTTCGGTGAACGTTCCAACGGTAAGACTTATGCGTGTTTGGCGTATATGATTATCAACTACGTTGAAACAGGTGAACAAAGCGCATACGTCAGACGATGGCGTGAAGACTTGAGGGGAAAACGTGCAGAATCGCTTTTCTCAGGTCACGTTGCCAACGGCTTTGTGTCAAAGGTGACGAACGGTAAGTACAATGAAGTATTTTATTTATCGGGTAAATGGTTCTTGTCTTACTACGATAGCAACAAGGGCAAACGCTTCCCCGATGATAAGCCGTTCTGTTATGGCTTCTGTCTGTCAGAACAGGAACACGACAAGTCAACAAGTTACCCGATGATAACCACGGTCGTGTTTGATGAGTTCATCACAAGGCGTTATTATTTGCCCGATGAATTTATGTTATTTATGAACGTACTCAGTACGATTATCAGAAACCGTTCCAACGTCCGTGTGTTTATGCTTGGTAACACGGTGAACAAGTTCTGTCCGTACTTTGGTGAAATGGGTCTGAATAACATACAGAATATGCCACAAGGAAATATTGACCTGTACCGATTCGGTGAAGACGGTGCAACGGTTGCGGTGGAATATTGTGATACCTTGGAAAAGGAAAAGCCGTCAAACAAGTACTTCTGTTTCGGGAATGAGGCTTTGCAGATGATTACAGGCGGTAAATGGGAACTTGCAGTTTATCCGCACCTACCAAAGAAGTACAAGCCAAAGGACGTGCTTTTCACTTACTTTATAGAGTTCAACGGTACGGTGTTACAGGCTAATATCATACAGGTTGATGACGAGTGCTTCACATACATTCACGCCAAAACGACACCTATCAAGGACACCGACAACAGTTTGATTTATTCGCTTACGATGAACGGAAAACCGAACTACAAAAGAAAGTTGATAAGTACTGCAACGGAACTTGAAGCCAAGGTCGCCCGATTCTTTGCAACAGATAAGGTTTTCTATCAGAACAACGAAATCGGTGAAATTGTACGTAATTATATTATGACAAGCGCAAAAAATAATATTTTGAGCGTTAAATAATGTAAATCTTGCGGAGATACGAATATTTATTCGTATCTTTGCAAAAGATTTAAAAATATTATTATTTATGAATATGGACGAAGTTACATCATTAATCAGCAACGTTGGTTTTCCGATTGCGGTCTGTATCGCCCTGTTTTATTTTATGATGAAACAGGAAGACAAGCACAAAGACGAAACCGACAAGTTAAGTGCTACTGTTGAAGCAAACACGAAAGTTTTGACGGAACTTTGCACATTAATTAAAACTTTGGTAAAATGAATAAGTTAGATAACATATACACTCATTATCAAGCACAGGTGAAGACCAAGGACGTTGCAGTAACGTCTTTTATGGAGCATACTTTGGCTATTACTCAGTCGATGTTCAAGTACGATGGTCTTCCCGACACTATCCCCCAGGTGGAACTTGAACGCCTGTTGCAGGAAAGTGGAAACTGTGCTATTGCAAAGGTCGGTGAAGACCTTTACGCCCTTGGAGGTTCTACAGGTGGCGAATGTGACGCATACGGTCGCCCTGTTGACTACATCGTGGCGAACCCTTGGTTAAATTTGAATAAGACGTACAGAATCGGTTCTGATTGCGTACTGATGAAGAACGACACCAACGGACAAAGCCTGTTGCCTATCATCGGCAAATTTGCGGTTCTCTACACAGACGGTCTTATTTCGTTGAACACGGCTTCGATTCTGACACGTATCACTATGCTGATAAGTGCTTCTGATGATAAGACCAAACAGAGTGCAGACGAGTTCTTGAAAAAGATTCTTAACGGTGACTTTTCAGTAATCGGTGAAAACAGTTTCTTCAAGGGCGTATCAATGCAGACCGCCAACGTTTCAAACAGTCAATACATAACACAGTTGGTTGAACTCGTACAGTATTACAGGGCTTCAATGCTAAACGAACTTGGCTTGAACGCCAACTATAATATGAAGCGTGAACGTTTGAACCTTGGTGAAGTTTCAATGAACGTGGACGTTCTTTTGCCTTATGTGGAAAATATGCTGAATAGCAGACGTGAAGCAATCAAACAGGTAAATGAAATGTTCGGAACTGACATCACCGTGGATTTAAATTCTTCTTGGAAGTTGGAACACGAAAACTTCTTGGCGTTGTCTAAGGACATCGAAAAGGTCGAAACTGAGGAAACAGAAGAAACCAAAGAAACGACCGAAACAGAAGAAACCAAAGAAACGACCGAAACAGAAGAAAAAGAAGAAAAAGAAGAAACTTAATTCGTTATAGCGTATGTTATTCAAAGAATTATTCATCGGGGAAAACCAACTTTTTAGCGTAATCTTTAAAGAACGTTACCCCGAAATTTATGCTGAGATATTCGGGGAAACAAAGCCCGATACCTTTGCTTTGGTGAAGTTCGGAAACAGAACGGTTCTTGATTCATTCACAGAAGCCAACTGCAAAGACTTCACAGGCGCGGTTCTTGATATGTGTGTAGATACGTTCAAGAATCAGTTTGAAGTCTTCACAAAGAAGTACGATTTTCTGAAACCTGTACTTCAAAGCACTTCGACCGACAAGACCGTTACCGTACAGGAATCGAACACGGACGGAATCACAAAGAGTGATAAGGCGTTCAACGATGATGGCTTCAAGGAAGATTCCAAAGAAGACAAGACAAACGCCAAAAACCGCACGGAAACGGAATCAGGTACGTCAGAACGCACAGGCTTCAACGGTAACGTTACACAGGCTATGCTTGACGAATATCGGGCACGCCTGATTAATGTGCGTGAAGACATCATCAAAAGTTTAGTTAGCTATTTAACATTAAGTATTTATAATAATTAATTATTTTAATATGGAAGTAAAACAGATTTTTACGCTGATTAATTCAGTAAGTGGTGAGGTTCTCGGTAAGACCGACATCGTTACAGAAGACCTTACAGGTGTTGTTGACCTTGGTACAGAAGTATTCAACCAAGGTGCAGTTGATAACTACGTGAAGTCACTTGTAAACCACATCGGAAAGGTGATTTTCGTCAACCGCCCTTATGCTGGCAAGATTCCGTCTGTGCTGATGGACGCTTGGGAATTTGGTTCTGTGCTGGAGAAGATTTCAGCAGACGTTCCCAAAGCAACAGAAAACGACACTTGGAATCTTACAGACGGAAAAGAGTACAAACAGGACATTTTCCACAAGCCTGTTGTGTCTGCTAAGTTCTTCAACTCAAAGGTTACTTTTGAAGTTCCTGTTTCTATCACAGAACGACAGGTTAAGGAATCTTTCAGCAGCGCAGCACAGTTGAACGGATTTTTGTCTATGATTTACTCAGCAGTTGAGAAGTCTATGACTATCAAGACAGACGCACTTATTATGCGTACTATCAACAATATGGTGGGTGAAACATTGTTTGCTGATGCAGCAGCATTCACAAGCGCAAAGACCCTTAACTACGCTTCTGCTTCAACTGTAAGATGTGTGAACCTGTTGTATCTCTACAATCAGGCAAAGGGTACATCTTTGACCGCTGACAAGTGTTTGACCGATGGCGACTTCATTCGCTTTGCGTCTTATCAGATGGGCTTGTATGCAGACCGTTTGCAGTCTATCTCTACACTCTTCAACGTTGGTGGCAAGGAGCGTTTCACACCAAAGGACGCTTTGCACACAGTCCTGTTGTCTGACTTTGCAAAGGGCGCACAGGCTTATCTCTATGCCGACACCTACAACAAAGAACAGGTTCTGTTGCCAAACGCTGAAACCGTTGCTTCTTGGCAAGGTACAGGCGAGGACTATGGCTTTGCACACACTTCTGCTATCAACATCAATACAAGCGGAAACCACGACATCAACATCAGTGGTGTGCTCGGTGTGATGTTTGACCGTGACGCACTCGGTGTTTGCAATCTTGACAAGCGTGTAACTACCAACTACAACGCAAAGGCTGAGTTCTTCAATAACTATTATAAGTTCGATGCCGGTTACTTCAACGACACCAACGAAAACTTTGTTGTGTTCTTTGTTGCCTAATTTTGGACGGTGGCGCATTATTACGGTGTGCCACCGTTTTTACTTTAAATTCGATTTTCTATGTTAGTATTAAAAAGAATATTTCAGAATGACAAATACACTATTGGTAAGTTATATGATGGCGATACTTACCTGTGCGATACTTTGGAACCGCCTAAGAATGTGAACCACCCTTGTATTGATGCGGGTACGTATAGAATAGGGTATCAATATTCAAACAAGTTCGGAAGAAAAATGCCGTTCCTGTTGCAAGTTAACGGACGTGTCGGAATTATGATTCATCCAGGTAATCACCCAAAGGACACACAGGGTTGTATCTTGGTGGGACGGAATCTTGCAAAGGGTTCTGTTTCAAATTCAAAGCAGACGTTTCAGAACGTTAACGCCATTATTCAAGGAATCGTGAATTTGCACGGTTCGGTAACTATAAAAGTGCAGAACTATGAACGTACTGTTTTATAAATACAATGGTCAACGCAATAAGATAAACAAGGTTCTTGGAGACCCTGTTACTATCACAGGCAAGATTTCCGAAATGGACTTCTTAACGCCTGTTATTTGCGTGCGTGGTAAGGTCGATGGCTTTACGATGTGTTACGTTGAACAAATAGGTCGTTATTACTTTATTGATTCCGTAAGATATGACGGTGACAAGGCTTATTTGTCTTTGTCCTGTGATTCTCTCACTACATTCAAAGAACAGATTCTTGAAGCTACAGGCGAGATTTACGCCACCGATTCGCCACATAAGTACGATGGTGACTACAAGCCTGTCTGTGATGTAAGAACACAGAAAGAAAAGATTCCGTTCCCTTTGAATGAATTAACGGACGATGGTTCGATAGTTATGATAACGATTAAAGGTAATAGATAATGGCATACGATATTATTTACAATTTTACCAAATGCGTAGGAAATGAAAATAACCCTACGACATACACAGATGGTTATTCTGATTGGATACCTATCAGGGCAAGAGCCGTTGACGGTTGCTATTTTGAAGACGGTGTGAAAATAGGTACGTTTGATATTAAATCGAACGGCAGCCCAACAACTTTTGACGTACAGGCAAGAAAGGTGTCGGCTGATGAAGACCAAAAGGTTATTGATGGCGGTATGTCAGGTATAACAAGCGATGGTAAGTTTATCAGTTGGCGATTCAGACCATCAACACAGCTTACAGGTACTGCAACATTCTCAATTTCCGCTACAGGTACGCCTGTTGACCCTTTAACAGTAACCAACAACGTTGCACACACCACATATAAGACTGAGGTACAGGGTAACAACACGAAAATAACCCTGACGTGTGATAGTGGTTACACCTTTGATGGTGTTCCTACCGTGACTTATGGTGCAGACCCCGAAGACCCGTTTTCAGAATCAAACACGGAAAATATGACAGTTTCGGGTAACGTTGCAACATTCACCCTTGCGACCGCTTCTTATGGTGGCTTTGCTACCTTGGACGGTAACACCAAAGCGAGTGAACCGCCAACACCTACAGAACCAACGGTGACGAACAACATTACAGACGCTACAGAATCACACACCGTGGACGTTTCTTCTGTGACTGTGAACCTGTCTTCTAAAAAGGTGATGTTGAACGTGTCCTGTGCCTACGTTGCCACAGATGGAAGCAATAAGAACGTACCTGTAACTGTTAACGTTGTAATCAATGACGTTGCAGACACCGATACGGCTACGTCAAACGCTTCTGTTACTTTGCCAAACGTTGACTTTAGTCACCCTATAGTTATCACAGGCGAAACAAAACAGGCTATGCGTATAGACTACAATTTGTCGGGGTGTACGCCTGTAACAAAGCCCACGTACTGTTTTGTAGGCGAACCGCTTACAATAACGTTGGGTGCTGATAGCGGAAACCAATTTGACGAACCTGACAAGTGTACTCTTACAGGTTATTCAACGACCGCTACAAGCTATATTGTGCCTATGACAATAAGCGAAGACAAGTTGACTGCAACAGGTACAATAACGCCAACAGTTGGGAGTGAAGACCGTGACGACTTCTACATCATAGTTGACGGTGTGGCAAATACACAGACAACACCGACAAAGAAGTATGGTTTTATCAACGCTTATGTGTTGAATGAACAGAATCTTGAAGACTTTGCCACCGCTCGTTTTGTACCATACACAGGTGATTCGGCAAGTACGAAAGAAGACCCGATTTCTTACGACCTTGGCGACTATGTGAACAGGGTCAAAAGATTCTTCTTCCCTGTTGAAAAAGGTTCTACGTCAAAACTGATGTGCGGTAACTTTATGGTTGATACGACTGTTTACAACTTGGATTCAGACACAAAGGTGATTTCTTTCGGTTCTGTTGAGATTCCAAACGTGACACAGAGCACAGCCGACTATGACACAGAGTTGAACCTGTTTGTGCCGTTTATCGGTCTTGAAACGTTGCCTGTTGACCTGATAGGTTGCACGGTTGCACTTGAAATGAGGGTCAACTTACTTGGTGGCGGTGGTGTCTATGTGATGACCTGTGATGATAGAATCGTATGGACGAAAGAAGTTGAGCCTTGTACTGACGTTCTTTTCAGAACACAGAAACAAGAGATTCAGGTGCTCGGCGGTTCTAAGTTCGATTCAACCTATCTTATGGGCTTGACACCTTACATCGTTCTGCAAAAGAAGACCATCACAAGCACAGGCGTTGAAACCGCTTCTTCACGTCTGACTAAGGTCAAAGACGTTGTAGGTTTTACAAAGTTGGTGAACGTCAAATTTGAAGACACTTCAAATATGTTGATGGACGATGTTAACACTATTATAAACATTTTGCGCAACGGCTTCACCTTATAGAATAAGCCCTGTGCCCTTGTAAGACCCTGTGAGGTGTTGTTGCCCACGGGGTCTTTTTTAACGCCCTGTAGGTGGCTTATTGGGCTTCTGTGGCGATTATATAGTATGTAACAACGTTACATACGTGGCGACATCGTGGCGGACTGTGGCTTCTGATGCATCTGTGGCTTCTGATGCATCTGTGGCTTCTGCTGCATCTGTGGCGGTGTCGCTTATTATGCATAAATATGCGATTTCTAAGGCGATGGCGCATCTTTATGCGTTTGTTAAACTATCTTAACGAACTGTTAAAA